GCAGTATCATCATCAGCCCCATGCCCTTCCGGCGTGACGTCGATGGCGAAATTCGCGGTCTTGATTTGATTGGAGACTTGCCGAACAGGCTGTGAAAGCCGGTCAATCGTGAGGCATGGTCTCGCGGGTTGCGCCGCTACGCCTTGCAGCGCGTTCTTGCCCTGCCGCGCCGCCTTGATGTCGTCGTCCCACTGGTTGCCTGCCCTGAACTCTTTCGCCGCCAGGATGCGCTTGCGCTGCTTCTCTTCGTGCTCGTCGCACCGCTGCCAACGCTCTCGCGCCTCGGCGATGATCGGGTCGATGCCGACAGAAGGCGTGGAGGCCATCAGTGCTTTTTCTTCTGGTCCCGCCGCAGATCCTTCATCGCCGCCCGCAGCCCTTCAGTCAGCGCCGATCGCGTCGTGGCCCGTGTGTCGAACTGCGTAATCTCGTCAATCCGCATCATGCCGTGCAGCGCATGCAGTTGCGCCTCTGGATTCGGGCCGGCTAGGCGCACCATATACGACCACACCGACCGCAGGATGTCGCCGTCGATGACCATGCCGTAGCGCCAGGCTCGCGTGGCCGTGCGCAGCCACTTCTCGAGCCCGTCAGTCACGATGGTCAGTAGGAATGGGCGGTTGCGCTCGACGGTCCGCAGGAAGTTGCAGATGACGTCGCTCGTGAACTTAGCACGCTGCGAGGCGTAGCCGGCGTTCGGCAGTTCCGGCAGGCGTGAGGCTGATTCGGCAGGCGTGTCGCTCATGACTTCGTGACACCGGCAAACACGCTCGTCGCGTCCTTCGGTTCGCCGCGTGCGCCAATCTCGCGCACGGCGTCAGTCAGCGCCTCTTTCGCAGAGGCATCAGCCTTCTTATCGAGCACGAGCGCCAGCAGCGAGAGCGCACGGAAGCCCAACGCGCCATCTGTCAGGTCGGTGATGTCGATGGAGTCGTATTTTTCAGACAATGGCGTGCCTCGCAAAATGCCACGCGAGCCGAGCGAACTCGTAGGCGTGCTGTGCGCTCCACGGCTGCGACTCGCGCTCGTCCACGCGCAGGAACGTCACCGCTTGCTGCCCGAACTGCGCGGCCCAGAACGCCGGCCAGTCGCGCTGAAGATACATGCGGTCGCTGAGAATGGCGACGTTGAGCGCGTGATCAGACAATGGCGTTCACGAGAGACGCGAGCCGCCCGAAGCCGCAGTAGCGATACAGTCGGTATCTGGTTCGCATGGTCTATTCCTCGATGGCTTCCTGTGGGGAGTCGAACCCCAAGCCTGCCGCATTCGGCCGTGCTCGCCCTTACACCATCAGGCGGCTGGATTCTACCTCAACCCATCCACGCCTGTCCAGACGACCGAATCGTCGGACGCGCCATCGGCTTCGACTCCACCTTCGCCCGAACCGGCATCGCGTGCGTCAGCACCTCGGCATCGCCATCGTCAGGTGACGCCACGTTCCGTTTCGCCATCGATTCCTTGCTCTCAATAACGAGCTGATTCTTCACGTTCAGGTGGAACCCAGGCGCACACAGGTCGGTAGCCAGCCGCTGGTCCTTCGGGTCGATACAGCCTCTCGGTAGCCATTCCTTAGCGGTCTTCCACATAAACGCCCTCATATTCGCGCATGTCGGGTCAGGCGACGGCCCGCCGAAGTTCACCTCATGCACCTGAGTAAAGCCCATCTGACGCAGCCGCGACACGATGACGGCACCGAATGCCGAGTCGATGAACATCGCATCTGGCTTGTGCGTCATCAACGCCTCTGCGAGGCGTGAAATCAGCATCTGCCGGTCGTTCGCTACCGTCTGCTCGCCAGTAAGACGAATCGGCGGAATCGAGCGAGCATCGAAGCCACGCCGAAACCGGCAGACCGACCATGCCTTACCTCCACCAGACACATCGACGCCGGCAACCAGCGGCTCGCCGAAGATAGGCTGATGGGTGTTCCTTTGGGCAGCCGCCACGCGCGCAGCGTCGATGAACTGGAGCTCGTCAGCGTTCGGCGGGAGGCCGCGAACACGCACCCGGAAGAAATCAGAGTCTTCACCATAGTCCTCAGCCCACTCCGCAATCGTCCGTTTATTGGCGAACTTCGTATCCCGCGAGTCGAGGCAAGTGATGTCCCATCGATCGCGACGGTCGCCGAAGGCAATGGCATTGAATGCGCCAGTGTTCCGAGTTGGGTTACCGAACGCGAAGATCATCGGCTCGCCGTCCGTCAGTCCGCCCTCGGCGACTTCCCAGATTTTATCCGGTATCGCGGACGCCTCATCGAACACGTAGAGCGATGTTGATGCCTTCGTGTGCTGGCCGGCGAACGCCTCGGAGTTCTCAGCCGCGCAACTCGCAGGCGCACAGAACCAGGTCGCCCGCGAGCCCTTGCGATACATGATCGCGCTGTTGATTTCAAACCAATGCGCGGTGATGCAGCGCTCCGCCCACTCGCGAATCGCGGCCCAAGTTTTCTTCTCGAGCTGGTCGTTCGTGTTGGCTGTGATCGTGCCTCTCATATCGGGCCTTGTGCTCATGACCCAATTGACAATCATGCCGACGAGCGCTGACTTCCCGACGCCGTGGCCCGTCGATGCGCCCATGCGAATCGGCGGGACAGGCTCTACGCCATCGAATCGGTTCTCGCGCACGCGGCGGCCGAGCGCTTCGAGGAACTCGCATTGCCATTTATCGGGCCCGTCCTCGCCGTTGATAGGCCAGGGAAAGGCCCAGCGCACGAAGCCGAGCGGGTCCAGCGCGAAGGACGCTACGGCTTCGGCAAGGTCGGTGTCGAGGCTGGCGGCTGGACTCATGTCGCTTTCAGCACGACGACATCGTCTTCGGGCTGCTGCACGTCGTAGACGCGCCAGAACGTGTCGTGGTCGCTCACATCGAACGATGTTTGCACGTCAGCGTCTGGTGGGCATGAGAGCAGCCGTTCGATGAGTTCAGCGACAGTCATTACCTGAACCAGCCCATGAGCGCATCCATCCAATCCCACCAATCCATATCATTCCCCCTTCCGATGTTCGCGCTTCCACGCCTCGAGCCGCTCGCGGATGCGGTCGCCGTCGTGGACGATGACTTCCTGCTCCTGCTCCTTCGGCTTATCCACGATGCGGTTCAGGATGTCGGTGATGTCGCGCCCGTCAGGGTCTTTCGTGTGGATGCGATACGTCGAACCCTTCACGGCGTCCGGATGATTCAGCGCGGCTTCAATCTGCTTCGGGTCTTCGACGTGCCGCCATTCGCCGGATTCTGGGTCGCGCAGCATGAAATGCTGGAGTCCGAGCGCTCGAGCCTCTTGCGCCTGGAGCAGCGGCATCATCTTCGGCAGCCAGTAGCTTCTGTAAACATCGCGCATCTGCTGTTTCGAGGGGATGTTCTGCGCCGGCTTCGGGTAGCCGAGCTTGTCCCAATCGGTGAGGTCGTCATCAGCCATGGCTATTCGTCATCCGAATACCGAAGTATCCACAGAGCGAGCAGCGCATGTGCAGCGCGTCGTATCGGTGCCACTGGTGCTCATGCTCAAACTTAGGCTCGAGCATCCGGCCGGCATCTCCGAACTGGTAGTCCTTTGGTAGCGTGGTGCGTGCTCGCTCGAGTCTGGATTCAGCCATTACGGTGCCCACTGCGGAGTGCCGAGGAAACGCGCGGTCGCGGCGAGTGCCACGGCGATGACCACGAGCGCCATCCACAACCAGGTGTCACGCACGATTCCACCACGGCGTATAGTCGTCGGTGTTCACCGCGCTCTTGAGCACCGTGAATCGACAGCCGTTTATGCGTGCAATCCGGCGTGCGATGCGCCGGTCGTAGACGATGAGCGGCCGAAACGTCAGCCGTGGCGCATCATCGACCGAATGCAGGATGCTGTGGAAGATATAGGCCCGCATGGCTCGCGATTCTATCATGGCTGGTTCACCTTCCACTGATACTGATACGCTGCCGCTGCCTCGCGCCTACGGTTCGCCTCTCGGTGTGCTTCAATATCCGCACGCAGCCTGAGAATCTCACGCGCGAGTCGATATCGGTCGCCACAGAACTCCATCAGCACGTCAGCGATTTTCTCCTCCATTACGGCCACCCAGGCAGGTTGTGATACTCCGATGCCTTCGCCTGCACCTGCTGCCGATACCGCGCGTCGTGCTCTGCCAGCGCCGCTAGCGCTCGCATCAGCGAATCGCGCGTGTCCTCATAGGCCGCCTGGAGCGCGACGTTCTGACGCTTGACGTTCTGAAGTTCGATGTCAAGCACTGCAGTCGTCCGCAGGTTCTCTTGAATCTGTTCGCGCCATCTCTTCAGGTCTGTTTCTGCCGCCTGAATCTGCCTATCCTTCTCGGCGAGTTGGGCCAGCCAGCCGGCGTCTCGATGCTCAGTCATGTCGATCTCCTGTTACCACCGTTACCAGTTACCACCACTATTCCAAGATTACATACGAAGTAGCATGTGTATATATAAAATAAGGTAGAAACAAGTGGTAACGTGGTAACAGTCTAAGGATTTTCGCGTTTCCACGTCATTCCCACCTCGTGATGTTACCGCCCTAAGTGTCCTCTTTAAACCACACTTTCGCCGTTTTGCCGCTTTTTAGCCTCGTTGGGCGTCGTTTCCACCCTGCTAAGGAAAGTATTTTGGCGACCTGCATTTGAACGCGCTTGTTCTCGATGCGGTCGATGGTGAATTTGAGCGGTCCGAGCAGGATGTCTTTCACCATCACGCCGTCTGCGCTGGGCTGAATATCGCACCAGTCGAGGACGACGCTCGTCCATTCGTGGTGGAACTGCCGTTCAGCTTGAATCTCGCTGGTTTGGGCTGGCATCTGCCACCAGAACGCGCCTTCGCGACAGGCGTTGACGGCTTCTGCGAAGAGTTGTTCTCTGGCCGCCTCGAGCAGTGAGAGGTTGATGTCTCCGCAGCGCACAGGCCAGAATCGACGCAGCCCGGTTTCATCGTCGCCCCATTCCGTGCTGTTTGTGGTGCCTGCGAACACGCATTGACGTGGGTAATCAACCGTGTGCTGGCCGTAGCTTGGGCGGTAGGTGTCGCATGCTGTGGAGAGCATGTTCTTCGCGGCGGTCACGTCGGCTTTTGTGAACGATTGGAGTTCCGCAATCTCCACGAGCCATTTCCCGCGTAGCACCTTCAGGAACTCGACACCGCCGGCGGCATGATGGCTCGTGGCGAACCAGTCGCCGCCGAGACATGCGAGCGCTGAGGATTTACGAATGCCTTGAGCGCCCTCAAACACTGGCATCGTATCAAGTTTGCAGCCTGGGAAGAGAATTCGAGCAGCCATGCCGATGAAGAAATTGCGGCTAGCAGCTCGCGTGTAGTCGGTGTCGTCGGTGCCCCAATAGTCGGCGAAGGCGTGGTCGATGCGCGGTGTGCCGTCCCACGTCAATGAGTTCAACCAATCGCGCACGCAATGCCTCGAGCGCTGACGCGCCACGTATTGCACTGCGGCTGCGACGGTAGTTTTACTGACCGCTCGAATGCCGTAGGTCGCCTGCATCTCGACAGCGACTCGCGTATCGTCATCGTCGCGCCAGTGCCGGCGAGGACTGTTCTCGAGGAAGACGCGGTCCAAGAACTCGTCATACCAGATGCGCCCAACGGCATACATCGGGTCGTGTTGGAGCACGTAGACGACGTTGGAATGATTCGGGAATGGCACACCGTTCGCGTTGCGGGCCAGGTCGGCTATCCACCGAGTGTCGGCGCTCACAACGCACAGAGGCGGGACGATTGCATCGGACACCTTCCTTGAAGAGGTGAAGAGGAGTCGGGCTCGCGCCTGTTCAAGGCAGGCGCTACGCTCGCGCGAGGACCGGCCAGCCCCGCCCGACGAATGGTATTCTATCAGACTATCAGAAAGTCAAGCAGTCGTTTCACGATTTCAGCGCCTCGGCTTCGAGGATGCGCTGGCCGATCCACTCCGCGATTTGCGGGACGATCGCGTTACCCAATCCTTTAAGACGGTCCACCCGAGCGGGTATCCCATGAGCCACTCGACCCACGTCGGGTTCAATGTGCCACCAATCGCCTCTGGTAAAGGAATCCCAGATGTCGGTGCCCTGAAATATTCTGGTGTGCCCACTTTTAGACTCGGTGAGCGGTAATCCCTTGATGCTGGCGTCGGCCACATCCGTTGAGCAACAACCGTTTCTAGATTCGGAAACTTCGCATGAGGAGTGTTCGCCGTGAAATTCGCTGCCATGGCTGTGCAACTGCGAGGGGTAGGCCACGAGCCAGACGCGGTCACGTCGGTGAGGGGCACCGAAGGCTGACGCTGGTAGACAATCCCACTCCGCATCATACCCGCACGCGGCCAAGTCTCGGAGAACCGCGCCAAAGAACCGTCCAGCGTCACTTGAGAGTAGCCCTGGCACGTTTTCCGCCACGACCCATCGGGGTCTAAGCTCGCGAATGAGTCGGGCGAATTCGGGCCACAGGTCGCGCTCGTCGTCTGCGCCGGCACGTCGGCCAGCGAGCGAATGCGGCTGGCAGGGAAAGCCTCCGCAAATAACGTCAACTGTGGCGAGACAAGTTCCGGCGGCGTCCAGCACTCCCACGGCGTGTGTCCTTCGGCCAGTTCCACCGCTTGCTCCAATCCCGGCGGGCTGCTCTCGCCGCCGAGCGCATGAGGCCGCATCGCCCGCGCCGACTTCCGATTGCTCGTCTGCGGTGTCGGCCACATGCGGCCCGTGAACATCTCGGACGTCGGCATAGCGCGTCACCTCCGGCCAGTGCTGCGCGAGCACGGCCCGACACCACGGATCGATCTCGACCTGCCACTGCACGTCGAAACCGGCTCGTGTAAATCCAAGATCAAAGCCTCCAATACCTGCGAAGAGCGAACCGACCGTCAACACTTCAGCGCCTCGATCAGTTCCTCTTCGCTCCGCACGATGCGTCCGATGCCACCATCGACCACCACGGCATCGATCCACGCCTGCTGCCGGCGCAGATGGTCGGCCTGCGTGGTGTCGCGACCTGGCTTCTTGACCTCTATGGCACAGAATACGGCGACCTTCTGCCCGACCATCTCCGGTGTGATGATACGAACCTGGTAGCCGATCAGGTCGCTGCTGCCGACACCGAGGCCGTAGGTAATCCAGCGGCCGAAGCGGTCTTGCAGCCTACCGACCGTGTTCCTGAACAGCCTGGTTCTGAATCGTGAGGCGACGAGTTCGCAGCGTGCGCTGAGGCTCGATTCCTCTCGCTTGCGCGGTATCGGCGTGTGCTTCGCGATGAGCGCTTGGAGCGCGGTATCCTCGCTCATGACATCTGCCCGCGCGTAAACCGCGCCATCTCTTCGCGCATCACGGCGATTTCAGCCTGCAGCGAATCCAGCCGCTCCGACGGTGCCGATTTCCACGACGACAGCAGGAACCTCGCCATCGAGAGCTGATTGAGCGCATCACAGAGCGCCTCTGATGCGATGTCGCGCTCCATCACGAGGATGTCGAGTTCGCTCTGTGCCTGCTTAAGTTGCGTCTCGGCGATGCGGAGTTCGATCGCCGTGCATTCGAGTCTGAGCGAAATGCTCATGGTGTCAGCCTCCCTTTGGCTGAAGGTGTTGGGCACGTCCACGGAAGGGAGCCGGGACGCTGCACGAAGGCAAGAGCGGCCGCTCCGCCCAACGCGCTGGACACTAGCATTGATTCTGTGCAAGCGCAAGAGGGAATGCGGCTACACTACAACAAGGCGTGCAAG